GTTTAGCGTGAATATTAGCATAAAGTCCAGGTTTAGTAGCCATTAGCAGTTCCAATTCTTTAAAGATGCTTTAGCGCGAGGGGCGTCGCCTTTAGCGTGTTTAACAACTCCTGACATTCTCGCACAAAACGATGCTTTTCTACCAGCATCTGCTTTTGTTTTCGGATTCGGTGCAGGTGCTTTCAAATTACTGTTGTTTTTTGCATTGTACTCGGCTCGCCCTTTGGCGGTCATCCCCGCACCCTTATCAGTTGGGTTATAGTTCTTACCCTTACCCGTGGTCGTGCGTGGTATCGGTTTGCTGTGTTTAGTCGCCATCTAACTTCCCATCCAAGAATTAGAGACCGCACCTTGATTCTGGTACGTATTCTTTCGGATTATACCCTTATATTCCCGATGTGCAACAGGAAATGCGAAAGTCAATGCAATAGCGTCGGCTGCGTCAGGTGACGCTAGCCCTCTTGATCTCATGTCTTTCTTCGATTCCAAAAATATGCTTCCCTTGCTATCAGGCTTCATCATGGGCGAGATCAGATCACTTTTCAAGTACCGATCCGTAGGCACGCTAGCTGACTTGAGCCATTCTCGCATATCGCCCCACATCTCCGCCCGTTTGTTACCATACATCATACTGTTCTTTGCTTTGTTCCCAAAGTTAACACCTTTGATCTTATAGCGTTGCTCTTTTAGCCGATCCACTACACCAGCTCCTAGCCCACCTTCGTCGATGTTGACTAGCGTTGGCTGATATTCCTCGATGGCCTCAATCACCCGCCCAACGGTTTCCATGGTATCGTCACCTTTGTGCCTCTTAATAGCTATTACATCCCGCCCTTGTCTGACAGCGATGACGGTTGAGTCCGACCCAAACCGTGCAGGGTCAACCCCAATGATGATGGGCGCAGTATTGTCCTTGTACTTTTCCCGTTGCATAGCTTCTTCGACTGTGTTGACGCTAATGAACTGATCATCGGACGCGTTCGGGAACATACCGTACACTTCGACGTGGGCTTGCACCGAGTCCGAACCGTACTCAGCGATGATCTGCTCATACACGTTCTTGTCTGTACCTTCGACTTGGCGTGAGTCAATGTTGCGGTTTTTCCAAAACTCCCGCTTGGAGTGGAACGCCTCATAGAAATAACCCGAATTCCGCCGTGGATTGCTAAACGCCATCCAAAACCTGTTGGGCGTGTTCTCCGTGAAGAACCCAGATGTCACCGCCCAAATAGAATCATCAATACCGCTTGCCTCATCAAATATAACCATTACCCCGTCGTAGTTGTGAACCCCTGCGTAAGCATCAGGATTCTCCGCCGACCATAGCCTTCCTTCAACGCCCCAATACCGCGTGCCTTTTTTCAAATCACGTTCGACTAGTTCAGTCAACCATTTGGCTGGCATCACCCGTGTTGCCGATACCTCAAACCAATGGCTGTTGATGGACATAGATAACCACTTAGTTATCTCCGCCCAGGTGACACTTCTGAGCTGACTTTCCGAGTTAGCCGACACGATGACGGTTGCACCTATTCTAGTAGATAACATCCAATGTTCTAGCCATGACACTAGCGCCGACTTACCAATTCCACGCCCAGACGCTACCGCTTCTCTTAGCACATCGAAGTCCAGCTTGCCTTGGTTCTGCTTAATATGTTCGGCGATGTCCAGTAAGATTTCACGTTGCCACTTGCGTGGCCCTGTGAAATTCTCCAGCGGCGTACCCTGTTGCGCCCACGGATAACAATACATCACAAACGCTAGCGGATTGTCCTTGATTGCAGGACTCCACAGGCGTGACATTAACTCTTGTTCGTCTTGCGCTGAGTAGATGGTGGATTGCATTTATGCGACTTTTTGTTTGCGTTCAGGTTTCACGTGGAACGCTTCGGCGTCGGTTGGTTGGCTTTCCACTTGTTTGAACACGCCTTCGATAACGCGGTGTTGCGCTTGTTCGAGTGCGGCTGTGATTGAGATGCGTTGCTCAACATCTATCGACAGTTGTTGTTTAGCTACCCAGCCGTGCTGGTGCTTGAGAATTTCTAGCGCAGCTTTAGCGTCGCCATCAGCGGCGGCTTTGTGCAGTATCGCTGATAACTCCATCTCGCCATCGGCTTTGCCTTTTTGTTCAGCATACTCAGCAATAGGATCTAGTTGCGTGAGCTGTCGGTATTCGGTAGGACGCATCCCAGCAGCAAGGGCTAACGTGTCGCCTTTGAGTCCTAACTTGGCAGCGTCGTATATGCGTTGCAATCTAGCCTCGGTAGCTTCTAGCTTGCGTGGCTCATACACATAGGAATGAAAGTTATCAAACATGGTGGAATATTAGCATAGATTTTTTATAAAAAAAATAAAAAGTTTGAGCAAACGCTCCGCCGCCATAGGGCTGTTTGGCGCGGCCCTACCCCCCCCCATGCAAAAAGTTTTTGGCCGCAAACAACCAGGCAAAAACCTGGAAGCCAGCAGAAATAAGGGGCTACAGGCCGCAAAAGCCTACAAGCCAATAGATATAAGGGTTTGAGAGCGTGGGCAATGTGGACAACATGGGCAATCGCTTTTTAGTTGGGGCAATATGCCTTTAATTTGTGGGCAATATGGGCAATTCCCAAGCCATAGCCCACATTGTCCACATTAGAGGGAAAGGCAAAAGCGTGGCACAAAATGCAAGGGGCGTTTGTGGGTCATATGGGCAATGTGGACATACCCTTTTAAGTCGCTACAATAGCAACCATATATACACACTTTTTAACTCTTAAAAGATAAGTCAAATATAATTATCCACAATATCCACATCGAAGTTTGGTAATGCTTTCATGGCAATTGCCACTATCCACATCATTATCCACATGGACAATGCAAATTGTCCACAAACAAATTATTTTGTTAAATTGCAACAATAATTGTTGCACTATTCTATAATTCTGTTAAACTGTAATTGTAGTAATTAACAAACAAACGAAAGGAAAACAAAATGAACAAAGCCCACAAAATAGCATTTAGAGAAGCCCTAAGAAATGATGTACCGTTCTCATACTTTGCGCCACATGATAAAAAAGTAGTAAAACACAATAGCGCAATATGTGAAGCGATCGCCTCACGCCGTCAATTCTCATATGCTGATTCTAAAGCGCATATTAAATTCAACTAAACAAATGGGGGCAAAAGCCCCCAACAAAGGAAAACACAATATGACACAAACCCAATTAAAACAGTTTTACCCAATGTGTGATTTTACCGATCAAACGGATTTTTGGTTTTCCGAGTTGGTGGATAGGTTCGAAGAATTAAAAACCGATTCGCAAAATTGGAAAGATGTGGATCTAAAAAACTGGGATGATTTGAGCGAGTTTTTTGCTTTGGAAGAAATCCTTAAATACTTAAACGAAATCCCTCATTCGGAAGATTTCTTACTCTCAACAGTAAAGAACTCTGAAGCTTTCCAAATCGCCATAGATGACATGATTTTTTACTTTACTGGGGATTAGGATAAAAAGCCATGAAACAATCCGACATTTTAATCATTACTCTATTAGTAGTATCGCCATTAATCTTAGCAATATTTCAACTAATCTTAAACTAAAGGAAAACACAAAATGAGAAAAATAGAAATCGAGGAAGTTTATACTGGTGGTGGTTGCGACCATTACGAATTACATTTTAGGGAATATGGCATCATATTTGCCGTAAACAATAATGATTGCAGCATTCCTACAGAAGGTGAGGATTGGGGTTTTTGTACTTACGCATCCGAGGATGATCAAAATTCGGGCAATTATATTGATTGTGTTGGGCCATTCGATGATTTTAAAAAAGCCAATCTAATAGAATTTTGTAAAGGGTTTATCGCCGCCAAACGAATTAAAAAGATTGAGGGCTATTTTGAGTTAAGCCAAGTCAATTTTTGCGAATTGGCGTCCGATATTGCCAATACTTGCGAACCCCATGTTTTATATGATGCATTGTATTTTTATCTGCATACTATGTCAAAAGATACTCTCGAAGTGTGGCTCAAAGAATTAGATGCTAGCCAATCTTTTAAATTAACTGACTATTTAGAGTAATAAGCCTATAAGCACTTACCTGGTAGGTGCTTATGGGATTGTTATTTTAACGATCAATAAACTAAAGTAAAGGAAACTAAACTATGTACCAAAGTATAAATTTTACGGACTTTCACAATGCATTTAAACAATTGCGTCCCAATAATTTTTCTTATGAGGGTCTATGCGAACTGTTTGAGTATTGCGAAGATTATGAGCGTGACTCTGGTGATCCTATGGAACTAGATGTTATCGCTTTATGTTGCGATATAACCGAAGATAAACCCCTAAGCATTGCCCTCGGTTATAGAATAGATTTAAGCGCAATAGACTTAGGCGATGATTTGGCGATCCGTCAAACAGTCTTAGATTATTTGCATGAGCATACTAGGGTAGTTGGTCAAACCCAAGATGCTATTTTATTCGCAAACTTTTAAGGGGCTGACAATGCTAACAGGAATTTCAACTAAAGAAGATGTTTTAAACCACTTTTCAAAATGGTTAAACAAAGAATACCCAATCATTGACCAAGATGATGAATTGTATAACCAGTTAATTATGGCAAGTGCTGATGATTTGATAAACGATGATGGCGCAGACTACTGGGGCGATCAATCGGTTAAAACTCTATTTCAAAGAGCCAAAGATAAACTACAAGGACTATAAAACAATGAAAACATTTTTAGATTATTTACTGGGCGGCTTGTTTATGATCGTAATGGGGCTAGGTTTAGCCCTCATTTACATTTACAAAACTGGGGGTTTTTAATGTATATCGTCCACTACAAAATCCAAGGCGAGGACTATTCTATTCGGTTTAACGATAAGACTAGCGCCCAACTATTCGCCAACAAATACAATGGAGTAATCTCATGCTAATCGCTATCATCGCTAGTTCTATAGTCCTCTTACTGGTTGCCGTATTCGATCTGTAAGCCCTCAATTCTCACTAAAAAGCCCCTTGATTGGGGCTTTATTTTTGGGATTTTTTTAGCTTTTTTTTTGGGTTTTTTGGCTGCGCCAAGCGCGCCCAGACACCTAGCCATGTGCGGCCACAACCCTAATGCAAACTTGAATTGTCTGTGGGACGCTATTTTCGATTAGGTCTAGGGACGCTATTTTCGATTCATTTTGTATTGACTACTTGCGTCGTAGGCGCATCCTCTAATGCGCGCCTTAACTCCGACTTACTCAAAATAGACGCTATTTCAGGATCAGCAAAGATGTGCTTCTTTGTGTCAAACTCGCGTGACTTAATACGCCCACAGTCTACCCACCCCGCCTCTTTAAGAGCGTGTAACAATGCGGCCTGTGGGATTTTGACATTGCTAGGCGCAAGTCCAGTCAAACGATCACAAAGCGCATGAAACGGTGAACCAATCACGCCCTTGGCAAACTCACCCTTGCGACTTTTGAGCATCTCGACTAAGAACGACTCAGCCATGCTCATGCCATGTTCAACCAGGTTAGCCTTAAACTCGGTCATCGCTGGCGCTGCGGCAGGGTTAAACTTAGTCACATCGCGAGCGTGCAACCACGCGGCAATACACTCAAACCCACCAGCGCGATACCACGCCCACAACGCCTGCGCTACTTTAGCGTCCATCCTAGCTGCTGCTGACCATACGCAAAACCAACGCCTGTCCTGCGATGCTAGCGAAATAGGCACAGGATCGTTTGAGAACGCTAGAACAAACACACGGTTAGCCATTTGGTACGGGTGCAAACCCTTACGATTAATCGGCAACATCTCAGGCGGCGCGGCTATGATTGGTTTTAATTGATTGGCCAACTGCCTACGGGCGGCGGCGTCTGGTTCTTTTAACTCATTGATTAATAAAATTTCGGACTCTAATTGATAACCCCATTGGCTATTAATCGAGTTGTTATCCATGATGCCACGATTTTTGAGATGACTGCCACAGACTGCCCAAATGAACGGCGCCCACATGGTGTCCTTGCCACTACCCTCATCGCCGCCATGCAATACGGCATGATTGATCTTAACTTGCGGGTGCTGCACCTTACAGGCCATGATGTCAAACAAGTGATCTAACTCGGCGGGTTCAGGCACAAGCGCGCGGCAATGATCTAGCCAGAACGCTATTTTCGATTCGGATGCAACGACACCTGATACATCAGGGCGAGCGTCACGCCAACGATTACCGAATAAGTCGCCGTCACGGGCGACTAGTACAGTCTCACCCGCCGCGTAAGTGATCCCCACAAGTGCCTTGGCACCTGCGCCCTGCCTATTCTGATCAAAACTAATAGACGCCTCGACTCTCACGGTAGGGGCATGAAGTGACATACATTTGATGTGACGAAATAGCGCATTGAAAGTCTGCCTAGACACTTCGCGTCTGTCTTGCATATCGAAATAGGATTCGTCATCCTGAACGTAAGCGAATCGCTCATACCACTTGGACTTCTCGACACGGCCTAACTCTTTACGCTCGACCTCGGCAATTTTAACGTCCGCGTTATCGGTAAACATATCAGACGGCGTAATTTTAGCAAGCGCAACTGTCATCGCCTCAGCGATTAATTGATCACGCAGGCCGTGGGTGACTTTAGGGCCACCGTTAGATGCTACCCAATCGAGAAATGTTTGGCTGCCGAAATCGACACAATGCGAGTGCAGACAACAGTAAGAACGATCTAGGGGTTTGTACCGACCTTCGGGGTTGCCATCGGTATGTTCGGCATTGTTAGGGCAAGTGACTGAAAGCCACCCTTCGCCGTTGATCTTCGACAATACCATGCCTTGATCATTTAGCCATGATAGCACATCGTCACCGCCATTGTC